TACTTGCCATATTGTTTCTCCTTACTTATGCCTTACCGAGCTTGACAATTCTCATGGGCATCTTGGTTGTTATTTAATTTTTTGGATACGATTAATACTCATGTCCTTTAATTTCATAAAGAGCACCGTCCTTCATAACGTTCGCTTCTACCTTTGCTCTTCGTACAGCGTCTGACCACTGCATTGCATAATATTGCGCTCCAGAAAAATTTTGCTTCATAGCAAATATTCTTTCTAGAGCCTTGCCCACTATACCATCATGATATTGAGGTGGGAGAGCATCAATGTCTGTAGATGTATAACTATAATAAATTCGCAGGGTATCACCAGCCGTGGAAAGGGTAGTAAATGTAGAGTCTGATAACGTAGCGATACCCAGCTTATTGTCTCTAACCCACCATACTTTATCCATTATTATGTAGCCTCTGTTAAATCTTCTGTGTTTGGTTCACCAGATAGATGGTCTACTGCCTCATTATTGAAATCTACCCTGTTAATTCTTATAATAGTTTCAGGATCAGTTATACTTGAAAATCCTGCCAATGGATAATAACGAGCATCTGCTACTGTTGTATCAGTTGCTTTGTTTCTTAATAACTCTGTTAGAGTGCAGAATTCAGTAACAACTCTTTGAAGTATCTGCGTTACTTGAGTATCTGACATTTCTGGATTCATCTGTTTAATGGTTTCTATAGCCTGTGCTTGAGTCATCTAATAATCCTGTTATTGAGGCTGTTGAGCCATATTGCCTGTTTTAAGTGCCATAATGCCTTCTTGATACTGACTTTTTAGAAGTTGAATAATTGGAGTATATAGTTCAGCATCCTGCTCAATAGCTAATTGATATTCTGCTGCAGATATAGCCGCCCTTAATGTAACTAAATGTTCTGCTTCATCTGGAAAAGCATCAATGCTAACATCATTATAACTAATAGATGGATATACTACTTCATCATATCTACAAGCTACATCCTCTGGTAAAACATTGATCTTGTTGCTTTGAATATAATATACTGGATCGGTCTCTGATGCCTTATGTATTGAAGCATCAGAATCTGCTTCGAATTTTAATTCCTCTGAAATTAGTCTTGCTTTTTTTTCTCCTCCAAATACAGATAATATTTTTCCAGTATTTAATGTTTCTGTTTCACCATTGGTAGCAGTAGATGTAAAGGTACGTGTTGCAGAACAAAGTTTTAATAAGTGTGGCGGTAATAGATTAATAACTTCTTTTGCTGCATCTGTTAGCCATTTATTGGTATGTACTTGAAATGTTTCCGCTGATTCTGTAGCACTAGTGCTATCAGCGTCAAATCCAGTTAAAGCGTGTATTTCAGCTCCAAAGTCCCAAGCCACTTTTATTCTTCCTTATTTATTTTGTTTTATCAGATTAAGGGGAGAATTAACTCCCCTCAATCTATTGCTAACTAGGTATTAAGAGAATGCGGTTACAAATGCCACATCACTATTTGCATTTAGTATTACCCATTTAGAGCTGTCGCATACTATATGAAATCGTGATCCTGCATCTGATGCATCACCGAATCCTCGACTTGCACCTGATGTAACAGCAGTTACTGCGCCTGTGCCGTTTAATATCAAACCACCAACTATGTTAGTATCTGATGTTATTAGCACTTCCGTTGCAGCATTACTTGCTACTCCAAGTACAAAATCAAGAATTACGCCTTTGCTTGTAGCAGTTGCTGGTAGCGTCATTGTAAGATTTGCTGCTGAGCTTCCATCAATTACTATTGTTTTTCCCGAATCTGCTACCGTCAGTGTTGTTGATGCACTAACGGCTTTAATACCACCACTTGTTCCACCTAGATAAGGTCTAGCCATAATTAACCTCCCTTAACTAATAACGAACAATTTATGACTCTCGATTAACGTCACACCAATGCCCTCATCAGAAAAATACTGATCCTTTACCCCATCATAGGCATTATCAGTTTTGATATTTGCCTGATATTTGGGTGCACGGTATTGTGCAAGGAACAGATTTTCATCTGATACGACTAGCATATAATTATTATATGGTCCTCGCAGAACTGGTGTTGGAATTAACTGTAGCATTCCATGAGGTGTCTCAAGGGTTCTATAATTAAATCCAAGTGAATCACGTCCCATATCGCCAATATTGACTGTCCAGCCAGAATTACCAGCTAATCCAGAAGTACCAGCTAGTTTAGACCAGTAGCTCATTGCGCCCATTCCGCAAAATGCTCGTTTACTTCCAGTTTCGGGAACGTATTGGAAAACTTTTTCCATATCGTCAACAAAGTTAGAATACGAATAACTTGCTTCTGTGATTGCGAATCTGCTTTGATCGTCACCAGATGTATCACCATGCTTTTCAATTGCTGGAATGATACCCATCGTTGCACGAACAGTTTTACCTGCAGCGTCAGTTCTGCCACCATCGGCAAAAGTAACACCTGATATGTTAAGATGGGAACGTCCCATTAAAAATGCGCGTTCTTTCTGGATTTTATGTTCTTGTGATTTTTGCAAACGTAAACGAGCTAACTCGTCTCTTTCGCCTCTTAATGCTGCGGCATACAGTGTCCCAGTCACCTCTACAGGTGTTTTAAATATCTGGGATTGGTTGTAAACAACCGATAATTCATCAGACCATGCCTCTGGTGATGAAGTACCTTCACCAAATGCACTACCAACAACTACTACATAGTCCCCGCTTACGGGTGTAAAAGCTGTATCGCCTAAGTTTTTAACACTGATATTTGCACTTGCACCGCTACTAGCTACAGCAGTAATTAATATTACTCCTCTTATAGTAGCTCCTGCGGCTAAGGAGGATGTGACTTCACATTCAAGTCCAATCCAACTATCGTACGCATTATTTGCACCTTCGCCTTCCATTCCAACTGGGGAACTAGCTGTTACTGCCCATGTGTCAGCGGCATCATCAGCTGCTAATTCATTGGTTGTGGAAGTTTGAAAGTATTGTTTTGCCCAAGGGTTGCGATGCTCAAACATTTTAAATTGAGGATCAGCAAGTCCTGAGCGTGTTTCACGATTTGAAATCGTAGTAGTAAAAGGGGCTACATCAGACCACAGTTCTTTAACAACTTGTGGACTGATATAAAAATCCCTTCGGTCGTCGTAGAGAACTCCACTATTACCTAATACTTTTGCTGCCATGATTTTTTATCTCCGTCTGTGTGCGAGTAAACCAGCATTGAAGACATCTTCATCCGATAACGGAGAAGCTGTTTCTCCAGTCTCTACAGTAGTAGTGCGTGGTATTTTAAGCCTTTCGTTCTGGGCTCTCATTTCCGTTGCTCTATCCTGTATTCTGGTTTGCTCTTGATTGGGAGAGTGAGTCGCTTCATAAACTTTGACAAGAACTTCCATGTCGACATTGTTGGGATTCTGTGCCCATTGTACAAAATCCTGTGCTTTATGATTATCATAGCCGTAAGAACTTTTCACATGATCAAATGCATTTCGCACTACAGCGTTTTGCTGTTGTTGCTGCATTTGTTGTTGAAAAGCTTGATTACGCTGTTGATCTGAACGCACAAGATGTACCATCATGTCATCACTGAATTGCTCTTTTGCCATTCTGAATTTGAATGACTCACTGTCAGGATCGTTATATGCATCAACCTCATTGTAAGTAGCTGGTCGCTGTGGCGGTGTCGGCTCCTTCATGGAATTTGTCTGATTTCGCTGTTGAGAACCAGACGGAACTCTATTGGAGAATGTTTGCTCTAATCTATCAAGAACTTGTGGATTTTCATCTATAAGCTGCTTGATTGGACCAAGTGTATCTTTATAAAAAGATAACTGATCTTTTATTGAATCTGCTTCATTCGTGGCAGTATCCGCTTTGCTTTGCCAGTAAGCAATACGTTGAGGATCATCTTTCACTGAAGAATCTTCAGGTTGTGCGGTTTCTTCTATTGCACTTACCTGATCATCGGAAATTGTATTATCAGTAGCAGTGTCGACATATTCGACATCTTCAGTGGAAGTCTCTACAGCACCAATTACATCTGGTGCTGTCTCTTGTACTTCTACGCTACTTGTATCAGCATTTCCTGTTATTAAGTCACCCATTGTTTATCCTTCCCTTTGGCTGTTCGTTTGTCTCTCGACTACGGCAACGGCTTTTTGGAGTTTCTTTAATTCGTCACCCGTACGTGACTTATAAAGCTGTGTTGTCATATCAGCTTTATCAGATGACTTCTTGAGATTTCCTTTAAATTTTTCTAATTCTGCTTTTTCTCTAGCATGTACAACTTCTCGTCTTGCGGTCTGTAAATCGCCTGACAGGTCTTTAACCTGTTTACCAAGTTGCTGTATCTGTCCCTGCATTTTTACTCTTTCGTCAAATCTATTCAGTACACCTTCAGTGTCTGCAACGTCAGTTTGCTTTAGGACTTCTATATTGTCAATAATGCCATTTTTGAATAATGTCATATAGTATTCAAATCTAGCCCATCTATTGCTCGGCAGGGTAGAACCTGATACTACTATTATATCATACCTACCTACGGTAACGTCATTTAATTTTTCTATCAGTTCGCCACTGATCGTATCATAGATGGGCTGATTTATTGTCATTTGTTTAGGAGAATTATTGGGCTGCAGTAATCGAATAATTTTCTGTCCTGTGTATACGTATTGAATCAACTGAACTATAACTTTACCCAATTGATTCAATCCTGCCTCAATATCATCTTTCTTGCTCTTGATTCTACGCTGACCGTATTCGTCAAGAGCAACAGTGCCTTTATATGTTTGAGGTGCACCCTCTGCCTGACCTTGCATTAGAGCATATATGCCAAGTATTCTTTCTATGTCTGCTTTTGCATCGCTTTCATTTTTATATAATTCATTAGGAAGCGGTATAGGTGATGCTATAATAGGTTGTCCTAATTCTGGATCAAACTCGATAACGCCAGTTCCAGCCTTTGCCCATGCTTCTTCGATATCTTTTTTATTTACAGAACCTCTTGGTATTAACAGTTTTACATTTGTAGAAGACGACGCATGAGCAACAATAAGTGAACGCAGTTTATTTATATATTCCTGTAATCCTCTTACCAGCCGTACGTCGCTAATTGGAAATGGATTACGATTGTGAGTGTTCATAAACGTAATAATAGGATAATGCTCTATTGGAATAACAGAATCATACATTAGCACTCCACCTACACTGCAAATTTGCTTTATATGATCAATTGTAATGTTATTAACAAGAATCTGCTTACGAGATATAATATCTTTAATAGACACTAATTCCATTATAGTAGTTGAGTTTGGAATAGATTGTTCATCCTCTACACCAGCCACCGTTTCTGGCTTTTGTGTCATGGGGTTCATTTCCTGATGAAAGATTCCACCTGTCTCCTCATATTGCTTCATTGCCTGATCTACTGCTTTCTGATCAGTAATAACCTGTTCAGATAGATCGGGATTGGTAATAATGAAAGCAGGTTGCTCAATATATTTCATGAACTCTTCCCGTTTCATTATCTTTTCTTGACCATTGGTAGTATCAAAGACCCTCATGTAGGGCATACGTACTTTCGTGTAACGTTCAATAACTTCAAGTGTGCGATCATACCTTGACATATGATCACCAGTATATTGAGAAGTCTGCTGTCCTTCTAAACCATGCCGTATATCATATTGATCGTCAGAAATTTTCTGTTCAGATGCACTTTGAATCGCTTCTTTATATTGAGGATAGGCTTGTAGTAGGTGCGATTCGGTATATAGCTTTGCAAAAACGATATGACTGGCATCTGAACAGAATGGATCTTTAGCATTTGGGTCTATGTAAAGGTTTAATGGATCAATTGATCTAATTAACACTTCACCTTTACCATAATCAGCATTAGGATCAGTATATGCCATCATACAACCCATGCCTTTTACATAATAATCATCGATAGATTGTTTTAACTCCATGGTTCCATTTGAAATGCCCCATATATAGGTCATAAGATCAGAAAACATGCGACCTGTTCTATTGTCGCTGTCTTCTCTTGCTGTAGATTGAAAACGGGGAGTGTTTGAAGTAAGCATAGCCTTTGCTTGTTCAACTGCTGGATGAATAACATTTACAACTAAAGGCTCTTGCGCACGTTTACGCAAAGCAGTGATCATTTTCTTTGACCATTGTTTGCCATTTCTGAATTCATTGTCTTCTGCCGCCTGTGAAGCCCATTCGTTTCTAGCACTTTGAAATTCAGTCAGTAAATCTTCAGACTTCTGTACTTCTTTATTTTTTTCTGGCATTAAAGCAATAATCTAATCTTAATAAACGTACCCATTTATCCCTACGAAACTTATTGTAAAAAGTTTCATGCAATCAACCAGTTAACCTTATTTTCTTCACTTTTTCTGTAATCATTATTTTTACCCCTGTCTGTTACTTTGTGATAAGGTATATAAACTTTTTTAGTAGCATAGTACAACCCGTCCAGCAGATCGTCGTGTTTACCTCTTGGATATAAGAGTAACTCGTCTTTTAATGATTGCATATTGTCTTTAATGAACATCTTGCCTTGAGCGAAGGCTGGTTCAAGCGTTTCCAGCCTTGATGACTTGGAATTGCGTGGGTTCTCCCGTATTTCCAGTCCTGATATAAACAAACCTTCCTCCTCGCATTTGGTCTTTAGATAATCTCTTAACATTTCCTGATAGCCTACAGTTTCAATGCGTGTCTTTGTTGGTTCGTACAGTTTGAACTGTTTTATGATTGAATTGGCTAGATTCATAGGTGAGACACGTTTTTGGAAATAAGGTAAAACATAGCGGTTATTATGTTCATCTACTGCAACGGATACAATAGTGGAATAGTCTGCGGTCTGCTTTGTAGATGAGGCAGGATCAACCCCCATGAATATATTGACAGGCAGTGTTTCGTCAATTGCTTTACCGTTACGCTCTGTGAGATGCAGAAAAGATTCCCCATCGTCATTCTTTTCTACCGATCCCTCATAACTCTTTAAGTAAGTCTCCTTGAATAGCTGATCTTCGTCACCTACTATCTCGCATAGGTATTCTCTATAAAAGACAGATGACCTGTTAATAGACTCCAGTTCTTTCTTTTTATCAATCAACTTCTCTATAGGTTGCCAAGATTCCCATAGTGCTATCTTTTTAGCCATGTTTGGCTTGAAAAGCATATTCTTCCAACCCTTCATCTCTTTTAGAGTCTCAACCATGCATCTTTGATGCTGTGGAGTTCCAATAACAGCTATTCTTCCCCTCATCGGGTCCAATGAAGGAATAGCAGACTGCAGCAGCCATCTCAAATTCTGCTCCATTGCTTCAGAGGTCTTGGTATTATTCTCATCTTCAGGATCGTCAACAATAATAAGCGTAGGACGCTGGTTGCCTACTTTGATACCACGCAACTGCTGACCAGTGCCCTTGCATATGATCATTGAGTTGTCTTTCAGCTCAATCTGGTGCTTTGCCCACTGTTTTGCGGAATGCTGACCCCAGTATCCGAATATATTGCGGAAACTCAAGGAAAAATCGAGCACATCCTTGATAGTACCCAGTAATTTAACAGCATGATCCTGTGTTCTGGATATAAGGACTATAAGCTTCTTGCCTTTATCAAACATCAGGTGATATAAGGGAAAAACCCCTCCAACTATGGATGATTTGGCATGACCCCTTGGGGCAATAATATTTATTTGTTTCAGGTCCCAGTCCATAAGGGCTTCTGCCATCTCATAATGGAATTCAGGAGATGTAGCTGAAAACATATTCGGCATCGATACCTTGCCGAAAAGGATCATGCTTGTTTTTAGTTTATCTAGAGCTTGTTTATTTTGCACTTTTTCTTGGACGACCTCTTAATCTCATGCCGAGCATCTATGCGCTTCCTTCCTGCGTATTTTCTGTACGACTGACCAGCAAACGTTGCTCTTCATTAGCTATCTGATCCTCAATCTGTTTAGAAACGTCTATTTCTAATGTATCAGTTATTATCTTCCTAGAAGGCTTCATCTCCAGATAATCCGCTAGGTTATCTGCAGCTTTGAGCATATTACCAGCATCGTGTTTGTGTCTGGCTATCTCAACAGCGTCTACTATGGTTTGAAGTACCCAGTCTTTGGTAATTCCCTTACCAGCTAGTACCTCTTTAGTCTTCTCTTCTACCATATTCTTTATCTTCTCCTGTTTAAAAAGTCTTCTTACTGTGGCTTCGGGTATTTTCTGATCGGGGCGGTAGATATCACCCAGAAGAGCATAGTCGATAGGCTTTTTAGACATCATCATGGCTACATAGGTATTAACAGCATTCTTGGTGCGTGTCTTACCTGCTTCTTTAGCCATCCAATTATTACTTATCTCACCTGTAGCGTAAGGCTTGTAGTTCAATACAGCCTTGCTACTGCCCCATTTGTCCCCAAAGGGAAAGCGATAGTTTGTTTTGGTTCTGCTATTCTTATCCGTATATGTCTTGCGATAAATCAGCTCAAACACAAAGTCGTCATCGCTTATAGCCCACTGGTCGATCTCACAATCCTTCCAGTAGGTGTATTTTATATTTTTTTTATCAGCTTCACTGCGTGTATATATATTGAACTTCCTGAGGACTTTGTTACATCTTTTAGTTAAAACAACCATAGAGTAGGGATTAATGTATGTTACTATATATGTAACATCTATATGTACTTTTAAAAATAACGTATGTTACATCTAAAGGTACCTTATATATGTTACACATCAATCTTTGTTCTTATTCTTCTCAGGATACAAAATTTGTTCAATAATAGCATCCGTTACCTGCTTTTCAGCGTCATATAGTGCGAAATCAGTCTGAAACTTGTCATATGCATTCTCTATCTCATCCTCGGACAACTCGCATTCCTCCCATATACCAGTCCTAGTATTAAATACTTCGTATTTTACTCTAACCTTGTGCTGCATCGCTGGTAAAATTTAAATGTAAACCCACATAAGTTTCAATAACAACAACGGAAGAGAGTTGTTCCCCCAAAATTATCTGCGGAATGAGAGTGAGGTAAACAAGTCAGTACCCACCCCCGTTAATCACGGGGTTGGGTTTCCTATCCCGTTGAAAGTTCATGTTGAGTTACATGTTAAGATCATCGGGGCTCGGGTCGTTGGACCCTCGCACCGTGACATCTTATTCCCACCCCGTATGTTGCACCTCGCATACCC